TCAAACACTCTGCATCTGTTGTTGGGCTGTATGGCATAATTGCCTGAATCCAATGCTATCACGTGACCGCATTTGTGCTGATCTGGCTTGCCTGCATAACCATAATTCAATTCATTAAAATCACCCTCTGTCCAATCCAGTGTGAATAGATATCTGCCTTCCTGCTGCCGCTTGTCTCTGGTTGTAAATCGCATCTTGGCACCTGAGAGTTGATGGAATGTGGTCACTGCTATGTTGTAGGAGAATGAATCCCACAGCACCAATTCATTCAGTGGTTGTTCCTTGACACCTTCTTCCTGACAGAATGCACTGATGGGTGCTCTCCACCATATGCCTCCATCTTCCATCACAAAATGAAACAGCGGTGCCTGCTTGGGAGTGGAACACACACCAAACACCACACACCAAAAATACTTGTCGTGCGAGTCTCTTTGGTCTCTAAGATAATTGCCCCTCACATAGCATTCAATCAGAGGTATGTTGGCATTGAGATACATTGGTTTCTTTCTTTTTGTGGTTTTGTTTCTGTGGTTTGGTTATGGGTACTTTGCCTATATTCCTAGATGTAGCATACAATTCTAATATTTCTATACCCCTTTCATAGGCCACTTTTCTGATTCTAATTAATGCCTTCCTTGCTCGTTCTGCGTGTCTCCTGCTGGGCTTGGCTAATAATTTTTCATGGTTGGTAAAATATTCTAGACAGAGCAATTTAAATTGTTGATGTTTAGCGCTATCTGTAGGATATCTATATAATCTATTAATTCCCATATATGGATTATATTATATATTCAAATCCATTCTCTCTGTCTAAAAATTTCATGTCCACCATCAACACACCAAAATATTCATCCAGCCAGTCTGTGACATCTTTTATCTCCATTTCAGAACAAGTGTACACATCCAATTGGATCACGTTGGGTTTGGGTTCATTCCAACAATGTATTGCGATATGTGATGTTTCTATAATACAAGTTCCACTGAATCCAACATTACCTTCGTTGGGACAGAAGGCAGTGAAAGGACCTGCCAGTATCTTCATGTTTATTCTTGATACTAGATCTTTTAATGCTGAATCTAAATCAAAATTTTGATCTGGCGCTCGATCTACTAATGCCCGTATTAGTAAGTGCTTGTGCACCAGCTTGGGTTCCATTATTTCTTACGATACCCACTTGCAAATATTGCTCTGGCCTGCTTCATGGCTTGTTTCTTAGTAGGATAGGTCTTGCCTGAAGTGCCCCACTTGTATCCACCTTTGACTTTACGAATTGGCATTTTCATCCTCTAATTCTATTTCTTCACCCTGTTCAGTTTCACCAACCTCTTCCGCTTCTCCTTCAGCTTCTTCTATGTTGGGATTTTCTGTAGTCTCCAACAGTGTTTCTTCCACTTCTAGTAAATCTAATATTTTCATATCAATTGCGGCTTTGACTCTAGGATCCGCTGGATTGGTTTCAGCGGCTTTTTTAAGAATATCTATATCCAAACTCTTGTCTCTAAAATGGAATGCTTTGGGATATTCAATCTCTCCATCAAATACCATACCTTGCCATTCAGCGAATAATCTCCATATCTGCTCTTCTGCCAACTCTAAATTTTTGGCTTTTTCATTTAGTTTGGAATCGAGCAAGACGAATTCGGATTGCATAGCAACTCCACTCATCTGTCTTGTTTCAATGGCTCTCACTGCACCCAAATGTGCCATTCTGTCAATGGCTTTGATAGTTTCATCAATTGTTCTTAATATAGCTTCTAAATTTTGACCCGATGGTTGCAGGATGTAGGGTTTAAGATTAGCATCCATATCTGCGGGCATTTCAATGATAGCACCTGCTCCTGCTGATGCCTGTGTCTCAGGGGTTTTGACCAATGTGGGATGGTTGGTCAATCTTATTAACTGTTCCGCCTCGCTGTATAATTGATAGAGGAAATTCTGTGCATCAGATATATCCGAAAGGTCACTGACACCTATACCTTTGATAGGTGATCTATTGGCGTATACCCACACCGCCGGAACCTTGCCCAGTGGGTTAGGTTTTCGTTCAATATCTTCTATGGGAATTTTCTTTTTAGGGTTATAACTCTGTAATAGGATTTCATCTCTAGTCCATGTTCTAATATAATAGGTGGTGTCTTGTTGGTAACTTTTTTCTTCTTGTTCTAAAAAACGCACATATTGACACTCGTACTTGCCGCTGGGCATTCTTATGAATGACCAATCCAATATATTCTCTGGAGTGTAGATTGTCACATATGGCCTTATGCCTTGTTCAAGTTCCTCCGCGCGTGTGCCCACCTGTGTTTCTGGTCTATCAATTAACACACAGCAATGTCCATAGATGCTAGACTGTATGTTCACATCTTGAATAAAGCTTTTCCAACTTCTGCCATCCATGTCAGCATCTTTTAAAAATTGTTCTAATTCTGGCATCCCTTCCATAGAACCAAAGTCTCTGTCTGGTTCATGTCTAAACAGGAATGAGTTGTAGATATGGATCACTGCCTTGCAGTGATTGTCTAATGGCGTCTGGGCTATTCTATTGGCATATTCTCCATCATTTTCAAATACATATCTGGTAAGGTATTGTCCCATCTTGTATTGCACACCACCCAAATATGACGCTGATAAAAATTTCCATCTTCTTATAAAATTGTGATATTCTTCGTGAACAGGCAATCCTTGATTGTTGCTACCACCTAGACTACGATCCTGATTTACAAAACTATAATCTGCCATGTGATGCTCCTACCTTTACGTTAAATGTGGTTGTTTCTGATGGTTCATAATATTTCTTAATTGGATAAAGAAAGCTAATCATGTAACCTAGTGCATCTGTCATATGGTCATAACCTTCCTTTTTATCTGGCATAGATGTACCTTCTTGATATGAATGTTTTGCTAAGCTATTTAACAAATTTTTACATCTAGGATGAATAAAGATGCCTCTTATTCCTGATGCAGCACACAATTTAGAATTAACGCTGTTTATTCTATCACGTATGGGTATATGATGAGAAAATGTTTTGGTTATAAAACCACCATTTTGTAATATGCTAAGGTCTGTCCTTCTACCACTGCTGGTTCTGCGTGCCTTGGCCGATGGATCCGGATAAACAAATATTTTTTTATTTTTATATCTAGAATGTATCTCTTCTACCATCTCGTCGGTGTTACTACTAAACATCTGTATTTCATCAAATACATACACAATGTTGTCTTTTATAAAAGAAACAACCGCTGACATGGGATCTAAGTTAAAATCCATGCCTATATGGTAGATATTCATGTCATCCGGTGTGTCAAATTGTTTGACAGTGTGTTCAGGATTAAATCCATAATATATAATTCCTTTCCATGTTTCAAAGGTGGCCATATATTCTTGTCTAAAAGTGCGTTCGTCCATATCTTTTTTGGCATTATCTATTTCTTCTGAATCAACCCAACCGCCATCTAATGTTGTGTATATGTAAGAATTCCAATCTTTATAAGTTGCTTTATCTTGTCCCATAGTATATAACGTATGGAACCAATTCATGCCCTTGGGGGTTCCACAAAAGAGTGCGCGTCCTTTTGTATCTGATAATGTGGGTCTTAGGACTTCCTGCCAAGCAAATTCTTCAATATCTCCACATTCATCCATACAAAGAAAATTCAATCCTATTCCACGCAAGCTATCTGGATGATCAGTGCCTCTTAAACATATCCTGCTGTTATTTTTTAAAGTTATTGTTAATTCTGCTTCATTGGTATGTTTAATCCAACGCAAATCTTTTAATTTTTTTTTAATCATTTGCCATGCTATTTGTTTTGCCATTCGGTAGCTGGGTGCAACATACCAACAAAGTTGGTCTGGCAGTCTCGCGTGATACGCCAATTCCCTCATTGCCAATGTTGTTTTACCAAAGCGCCGCCCGGTTACCAAGACGCGAAATCTGTGGTCATCATCTGCAACTCTCTTTTGCGGGTCTGATAATTTCATGTCTAATTATTCTGCCCAAGGTAATGGATCGCTATTTTCTTTATCCACAACCGTGTCAGTTTGTCCAAGATATTGTTTGCCAAGCCAGATAAGCATTCTAACGTCTTTGTCATGCACTGCTTTTTCATACTGCGCTCGCCTTAGTGACTTGCGACCTTCTGCTCTGCCTTTTTCTACAATGGCACTGTATCTCTTTTGTAACGTCTGCGCAGATGTGCCTACAACATAGGCAATCTCATCATAGGTACACATTAGAGTGGCCAACTTAAATATCATATCACGATCTAACTTATAGGTTTTTGGTGCAAGACCTTTAGGTGTGGTTATGTTGTCCGTGTTTGTGTTCTGGTTTTGTTCTTCTGACATTATAATAATCTATCCTCTATCTTGATTCTAAATCTTCTTGTATCTATGTCGCCATTTGCTGTGGTGACTGTGCAGGTCACTGTGTAGATGT